CTCCACTAGCTCACATTGGGGAGGGGGGGGGTTCGCTGTGCCCCCACCTGTTGGTCAGACAGGTGTGTTGCCCCTCGGGGCCGCTCAGACAGGGACGTGATGTCTGAACGAAGGATCTCCCGTGTCGAAATCTGCCCTCACATAAGGCGCAAGATTCGCGGAGAACTTCGGATCGGGAGCAAACATGAAGACGTCTAAGTCTGCTTCCAGACGGTTTCGTTCTTCTACGTAGCAATCCCATTGATCGCGGTAGTTGGCGGGTGTAATGGTTGGATCAAGATCCACAGTTCCTGTCGAATCAGAATCGAAGAGTTGTTCGAGGTATTTTTGAACCTCGATCGTTACTCCGAAAACTTCTTCAACGATGTATCTGCTTTTCTCATCTACACTACGAGCCTGCAAATTGGAATTCTTAATTTCTTTCACAATTTGCCGGTCCCACCAAGTCACCCCCACTTGCTGGCTGTACCAATCCAACAAGTCCATCAAGCGCGCCGGGTCGAAACCCGTACACCTCAACATCCAAAGTGCAACGGATTGCACCACAGGACATCCTGGGTATTGCGCTAGATAAGAGAGTCCCTTGACCTGAGCAAGCATCAACAAAGTGCTATCTCTGGCCCGAAGGTAGGCGTGGCCCGCCCAGCTACACGTGAGAACCGTTTTCCACGGGTTCGTCAGTGTATCTAGTACGTCTGGGTGGGTCACGACGCCACAGAAAGATGCCTTGTACCAAGCATCAACCGGGACGATTTTGATAGTCAATCCTAGCTGGAGGTAGTCTGCCGGGGTCGGGTCACGTGGGGCGTTGTGAGCAAAAAGCCCATCATCACCTTCCACAACCGCAGCCACCTCAGTGGCACCTAGCTTAACCAACAGTATGAACAAATTGAACATTAGATTCGAAAACCCGTTGAACAAAGAGGTGGACATTTGCCCACTTGACCGTCTGCCTTCGATGTACGCTGTAAACAGCTTTGACTCGAGGCTTTTCCTTTGGTTGCCGCCCAGAATGTCCTGGACGCCTTCCTCCTGAATAACACCGGAGAACATGTATCGGGCCAAGGCTAGTTCGCACACTCCTTGCAAGCGCGCGACAAAATTTGCCTCAAAAGAGGAGTAATCACTCCCGAAAATCCGGAAACCGGCCTTACCCGCTACATCACGTATGTAGCTCGGCCAGTCTGCCCTCGGAATTTTCTTGATGAATTCAGGGCGGGCGAAGAGTTTCTTCTCCACCGCAGAAATGAATCTGCCCTGTAAGACTTTCTCGTAATCAGTAGGTGAATGAATCACCCGCTGAAACTTGGGACCATCATAGAACTCACGCTTGACGAAACACTTCTTCGTCTTGAGTTTAGATGATTTGACCTCCCCGCCTACCCACTGTTCGTAGGCAGTACGGTACTCATCTTTACGCCACTCTGGGTGGTTAACCGCTTCCAACCATTCTTCGAAAGTTGGAATTTCCTCTGCAGTAAGAGGATTGAGATTCTGCTTAAGCCAATTCAAAACGAACTCTTCGAATTCGTCAAGTACGGCTGCGCCAATTGGCGGGCGCTGGTGCACCAACCGTTTCCGCAGGCCCTGTGTTGCGGATAAGGGGTCGTTCGCATTTGGTCGAAAATAAATTCCACCGCGCACGACACACGGCAGGCTGACACATTCTGGCGTTCGACGTAATCTATTTGAGGTTGAGATTGACGTTACTTTCCCCTCCCTTACAGGAGGATCATTCCACGTTACTCCACCACAATCAACTTCGTCGACATTGTAGCCATATATGTACAACCTACCACCCGCGGGCCTTACGGTAAATCCCATTCTTGCGCGTCAGGGTTGACCGTCGAGGACATATGCTTGACGCGCATGTAGTTCACCATCGATATCACTCGGCTAGCATAAAAGATGCCTACACCGGTGTTCTGGGTCAAATCGTTGGCGATTTGTCCTTGGGTACTGTAGCCGTTACGTAACGACATATCAGCCTTCTGGAAGTCCGGCGCTAACATAAACCGTGAAAGCGTCGTCATCCAATGGTATAGGGTAAGGTCAAAGACCAAACCATCAACACCCGGGACGGTCATATTTAGGGAGGTCCGCAGCAGTCGCGGGTCCATGTTTGGACCTGCGTCACACCACAATCTGGCTTCCGCGTGCTTTAGACTTTTGGCGTCACATAGACGCCAGTTGTCAGCAACTTGCGTTCGCCTTAGCACCCAATCTTCAACGGCGTTAACCGCTCCCCGAAAAGGCACACCTCCCAACTGTTCTGCCACCGAATCCGTGTAAGAGAATGGAACTCTTTCATAGACATCAGCTCGGTGGTTGATCTTGAGGCCGAACGAACTCTCAAGAACTTTTGCTGTCCGGAAACTCATGTTCCTGCGATCAGCAGCGAGCGCCATCTGGGCGCCCGGCAGGAGCGGCTCGTACGAGAACGTATGGACAACCTTGACCCTAACGGTGTCCTCCGTATATCCGCCGTACAACGCAATTGCTGCGCCAACCGACAGACCCGCTACTAGTTTTGACTTCTTACGTAGCCCCTGCCCAAGACCAAAGAGGCCGAGTCCGGCCGCCATGTATTTCCTGGCATAAGTGTTTGGGGTGCGACGTGCGACGTCTAGCTCTTCAGCATAAGTTTCGGGCAAACCAGCCCGCAGGACATCAATGGCACGGAATTGATATCCCTTCCAGCCGACCAAGATCTCTCTCAGCCCGGCCGCGGTTACCTCAGCTCCTAGATCACGGAGTCCGAGGACATACTGCACTATCGCATCTGTGTCGGCCCAACCAAAAGAATTGGTCACAGCTAACATAGCGTTCAAGGCAGCCCTATTGGCGTGCAAGAATTGTAATAATGCGTCGAAGACAGTGCGTTCTTCTGGCTCCCGGACTTCGTCCGCGCGCATTTCACGAGCAGCATCTCGGGCTCCTGCCTCCTCAGACTCGGTACGTCTGAGACTGGCAGCGATGCTGTCTGCAGCCTTTGCGCCCCGGTTCACCTCGGGGTCTTTCTTTTCGTCCTTAGACGGCGTGTTTTCAGCACGCTTTGGATCTACATCACGGTGAAGGCGAGTCGGATGGGTTCTCCCCTTCTCGTTGTCCCCACACTTGTTGCAGAACTTTTCCCAAGGATTTTTATTTTTAGTCTTCTCCTCGGTGGAGACTTCCGCGCTTTCTTCGCTAGCAGCTGGACTAGCGCGGAGCCGGCCCGCTGAACCTCCACTGGACTCTATGTTCGTCCAGCCACACGCTCAAAAAACGCGGCGGCCAGATAAAATAGACGGGAGATGCGGGTCAGTACGGTGAACAAGATGTTCCAGAACCCCGCAGAGATTCTGGAAGCGGCAACGCGCACCTTGCGGGAAAACAAGACACGCCTCACCCCGGTTGCGCTGGAACGCAACACCTGGGCGGCCCCGGTGGTGGCTTTGTAAAGCACCATTCCGGGAGAAAACTCCCGGCATACTTCCATGACCCGGGGGACCATGAAAAGTTCCTTGCACATAACGAACCAAGCGCGGATTACTCCCAAGATTTTTCTCAACCTTAGGGCTCTCGCGATCATC